GGGGGGAGGGGGGGGAATTGGGGGTACGAACCACCATATGGCCCCCCGGGAGGGGGGTCCAGGGGGGAACCACTTCCCCCACCCAGGAGCACCTCCCTCCGGGGCCTCGTTCGTTCTAGGAGCGGCCACCCCGCGGGGGCCGTGAGTCGTGTGCTGCCCCCTAGCGCGTAGCTCACGCGCCGCTGTGTGGTAGGCTGAGGGGGCTCCCCGGTGGTCGCCCTGGTCTCCCAACGTGCGAAAGCTGTTGGCCGACCGCAGTGGTGGTCACCGGGGAGCCCGCTGTTTTCGGAGGGCACCTCGGGTGCTCCTGGGTGATCGGGGTAGACTGGTCGCATGAGCGACCAACCGGGAGCACCCCGGCCAGAAGAGACGCCTCCGCTGAACGGGTTCGAGGCCCGCAAGTGGAAGCCCGGCCAGACCGGCAACCCCGGGGGCCGCCCCGCCGGCTACCTCCCCTTCGCCCCCATGCTGCGCCGCGCCCTCCTCAAGGCCGATAGGCGCAACCGCACCCAGATGGAGAAGATCGCGGAGAAGGTCGTCGCCATGGCCGCCCAAGGCGACATGGACGCCGTCCGCTGGTTGGCCGACCGCGTGGACGGCAAGGTCGCCCAGTCTATCTCCGTCGATTCCCAGCAGACCGTGCACGTCGTCCCCTGGCTCCCCGCCGTCCAGAACGCCGCCCAGGAACTCGGGTTGATCGAGGCGAAGCGTGAAGAGGTAGAAGTTGACGGCGAGCGCGGGGAGTAGGGCGTCTAGCCGGGTAGACGAAAGCGCCCAGGCCGCCCAGCCGCTCTACCGGTTGTGGCCCCGGCAGCAGGAGGCCATGGCCCTCCTCGGCTTCGGCGTCCCCGGTGACCCCAACGTCCGGACCGGCTCGCCAGGGCGTGAGCCCGTCGAGGAGATGCTGTATGGCGGGCAGGCCGGGGGCGGGAAGTCCCTCTTGGCCCGGGCGCTCGCCATCACCATGATGACCCTCTGGCCCGGGTGCGAGATCGCCCTCTTCCGGCGGACGTACCCGGAACTGGAGGACTCCCACATCCGCCCCATCCTCCGCGAGACCGCCGGCACCGCCTTCACCTACCACGAAGGCAAGCGCGAACTGCGGGCGCCCAACGGCTCCCTGTGCCTGTTCCGCTACGCCGACGACGAGAAGGACTTGCGCCACTACCTGTCGGCCGAGTGGGAGGGGCTCATCCTGGACGAGGCCACCTCCTTCCCCGGCGACTGGGTCGAGTTCCTCCGCGCCCGCGTCCGGAGCACCCGCCCGGGCTGGCGCCCGGTGGTGCTGTATACGAGTAACCCGGGCGGGCCGGGTCACCTCTACTTCAAGGACCACTTCGTCTCCTCCCACCCCGCGGGCACCGTCTGGCGCGCCCGCGACGAGGACGGCGGCATGGTGCGCGTCTTCCACCGTGCCGCCTTGAAGGACAACCCGGCGCTCTCCGACGAGTACCGCCGTCGGTTGGTGGGCATCCGCGACGAGACCGTCCGCAAGTCCCTCCTGGAGGGGGACTGGAACATCGGCGGCAACTTCTTCTTCACCGAGTGGCGGGACGCCCGGCACACGCTCCCGCCGTTCCCGATTCCCCCCGGCTGGCGCGAGCGGGCCATCGGGGTGGACTTCGGCTACGGCGCGCCCTGGAGTTGCCACTTCTACGTGCGGGATGAGGACTTGTGGCGCCAGGAGCGGGAGACCCGCTGGTTCGTCTACCGCGAGTTGTACGGCGCCGGCATCCGCGACGAGGAGCAGGCCCGCCTGATCAAGGAGGCGGTGCAGCACGACCTGGACACCTACCAGCGCCGGGGCGGGACGAAGGTGCCCACCTTCACCCTCTTCTGCGACCCCGCCATCTGGAGCAAGAACCCCAATGGACTTTCTGTGGCCGATGTCTACAAGTTCGTGCTCAGCGAGGTGGGCGTCGTTCCGCGGGCCGCCGACCACGACCGTCTCTCTGGCTGGCAGCGGGTCCGTGATTATCTGGCGCCGCAGGCCGACGGGTACCCCGCCGTCATGTGGTTCGACACCTGCACCCACGCGCTCCGCACCATCCCCTCCCTCCCCCGGTCGCGCCGCGACCCGGAGGACGCCGACAGCAGCGCCGAGGACCACGCCGCCGACGAACTGCGCTACGTCCTGATGGGCCTGGGCGCCCCGGCGCAGGCCATCGACCACCCCGGCTACGAGGGCCAGGGCGAGGAGCACCGCTACAAGCTGGACAGCGCCACGGGGTTGACGGATATGGCGGTGGCCAGTTCCCCGCGCGCGCGCGTGCCCGACCTCCTGCGCGCCGCCTCCCAGCAGGGGCGGTTCGTGCCCCAGGCCCTGGACACGAGCGACCGGGCGATGTGGGCCAGGTTCGCCGCCGCCGTGCGCCGGGCCAACCTCGGCCAGGGCGCCGACCCGTTCGGGAAGCTGGGCGGACGGTAACCGGGTGCTGGGGTGCTGCGGGGGCGGGTATGGGGTTGCGCTGGGACGGGGGTGGCCGGATGGTGCTGCTGCTGAACAAAGCCTGGATCGACGTGCTGGAGAACCGCACGGTCGGGCGCCTGACCGGCGAGGACAAGCAGTTGATCTGGCTCCAGGCGTGGACGGCCGTCCAGAAGGGGACGGCCTGCTGGCTCCAGCGGTGGCACGCCGTCACCTGGGGCGCCGGGGTCGAGGGGGTGGACGAGCGGTTCGTGGAGGGCCGCATGCAGGCCCACATGATCGGCCACCGGGGCAAGACCGGCGGCAACGACGGCAAAGCGCGCGAGGCGTCTAGTCAGGTAGACGAACCGTAGCTACACTCCACCGTGATGCCGGTGTTCTGGCCCGAGACCAACCGGGTGCGCCTGGAGACGAAGCGTCTCCGGAATCGGCGGCGTCGGGAGGCGAGGGCGCGCCGTGGCCAAACCAAGCAGAACCCCACCCGACGAGAAGTACCTGCTCGACCTCCGGGAGGAGACTCGGGACGGGTATCAGCAGCAGGACGAGCAGATCGACCGCCTCCGGGAGTTGCGGACGATGCAGCGCCCGGTGCCCGTGCCGCCGGAACTGCGCCTGGTCCCGATTGAGATCAGAGACCCCACCGTCGCGGACGAGTGCCAGCGGGTCGTCGCCACCCTGGTCAACCAGCCCCCGCACCTGACCATCACCCCCGGCAAGGAGGGGGTGGAGAGCCTGCGCCGCAACGCCACCGACCGGGAGCACTGGACGGAGGAACTCCTCCGCGTGGCCGGCTCGCGCGAGCCGGGGCCGGACACCCTGATGCGCTGCGCCGACGCGGTCGTCAGCGACGGGGGCGGGGTCACCAAGCTGACCTTCGCCCGCGACCTGTGGGACGAACGCTACGCCCTCCGGCTTTCCGGGTACGACGCCTACGACCCGTCCGACGAGGGGCCGGTCGAAGACGAGACCGAGGAGGAGCGCGAGGAGCGGGAGGAGCGCGCCCGGGCGCGCAAGGAGAACCGCCCCGAGGGGCGCAAGCCCCGCACCAGCAAGGACGGCTACGAGGGGGACGACTACACCTCGGCCGCCGAGAGCGCCAAGAAGGACGCCGGGCCGCCGTTCCGCTGGGTCGCCCCCGACATCCGCACCGTCTACCCGGTCTTCCACGGCAACGACATCGGGGAGGTGCTGGAGGTCACCAGCCGGCCGATCAACGCCACCTTCCGCCGCTACGGGTTGTCCCTGGACGCGGACGGGCGGATCGTCTCGGCCGAGTTCGGGGAGCGCAACCCCCAGATCGAGGCCACCCAGGCGGGGTCGGGGAGCCTGGTCTGGCAGGACTACCCCTCCGGGAGCGTCGAGTTCCTGGAGCACTGGGACGACGAGTGGGTCACCTACTACGTGTGCGGGGAGCACAAGACCCACGGCTACAACGGCAAGATCGTCCAGCAGTGGAAGCACGGGTACGGGCGCCACCCGTACTTCTTCGCGCCCGGGCTGTGGATGGGCTGGTGGCGCAACCGCAAGATCGGCTGGTCGGTCTCCGAGACCAAGCGGTGGCTGGTGGAGTACCGCAGCTACCTGTGGACGATTCACGCCCAGCAGGCCGCGCGCGACATGCTCCCGCCCGTGGACGTGGAGGTACCCGACGGCGCGGCGCCCATCCGCGGGGACGACGGGCGGCCCCGCACGACGGAGCAGTACCAGATCGGGAAGATGTACTACGGGGCGCCGGGCACCAAGCGCACCCCGTGGCAGTTCCCCCAGGTGGCGGCCTCCCTGCGGGAGCAGATCACGCTCACCACCGAGGCCATCGACAAGCTGTCCATCCCCCGCATCGAGAGCAACCTGGGCGGGATCGAGGCGTCCGGCTTCGCCATCAACCAGGTGCTGGCCGAGGCGCGCATCCGCTACGACCCCATCGGCCAGAGCATCGAGCACATGCTGGACGAGGTGACCCGCTTCCTCTGGCACCTGGTGCGGACCAAGGTGCGGGAGAAGGTCTGGGTCTACGCCTCCGGGAAGCAGTCCGGGTGGAAGGGGCTCGGCCCCGACGACCTCAAGGCGGACGTCCGGCTCCAGTGGAAGCTGGACCCGACCCTGCCCAGCGCCGCCCTGATCGAGAGCCGGTACCACGTCGAGCAGGTCAAGGCCGGCTTCGAGAGCATGGACCAGGCGATTGAGGCCCAGGGGCGCAACCCGGACGAGGTGCGCTACGGGATGGCCCTGGACGAGATGCGCCAGGCGGACTGGTACAAGAAGTACATGCAGGCGTACGTCCTGGCCGAGGTGGGCCAGGGCGACCTGCTGGACCAGGCCGACGAGGCGGCCGAGGCCGAGGCCCTCGCCGCCCAAGGCGTCCCCCAGTTGCCGCCCCCGCAGGGGAACGGCGCGGCCGCGGGCGGGATCGGCACCGCCCCCGGCGGGATGGGCACCCCCCAGGTGCCCGAC